ACTCCTACAAGGAATGCCTGCCCGATGGAACGACGGAGAAGCACGGACGTTTTGTAGGGAAGCTTAACAAGAAAATCAAAAGACAAATTATTAACCAAATTAATCATGGAAGAGGCTAAAAACAACTTTGACAAGAAGGTAAAGATGCACCTTGCTTGTTCAAAAAGAAATGATTTACACAAGGAAATGGAATGTATATACTTCAAGGATGGATTCGCATACGCAAGTGATGGAACTATTCTTGCAAGAAACAGAATATCTGAAATATCGAGGTTAGAAGAACATGAGATAACCGCACTTGACGGAAAATTCCTTCACGCTGACTTCTACAAAGATATGCTGAAATACGATAATATCATGATTTCTGAAGATGGCATAGAATGCAGCAAAGGCAACGATAAATTATTCTTCTACTTTTCCCAATTTGGCAAATATCCTAATGCTGAAGGATTATTGCAGAATTCTTTGAACATGCAGACTACTCCGCTTCCACAAGTGAAGTTTGACATGAAGGCTATACAACGGTTGAATAAAGCTCTTTTTGAAAGCGACAAGTGCGTTGCTACATTTAAGGGTACTAATAAACCTATTGTTTTTGATAGTATGATGGAGGGTGTAAGCAGTGTCGGATTGCTTATGCCGTGTTATAGTGAAGATACGGAGGAGTAATATGGAAGAGTTTATTTCAGACTGGTTCATTCCGATGGACTTCGGGAATGACGCTCCGGAAGAAATGCCGGACGGTGAGGACAACTTTAATTTTGAATGATTATGAAAATAGTAAAAAGCAAGAGTTTTGGGAATGGTATCGTGTATTGCCTACGGCTGGATGATGGAATGCTTGTGGAAACCACGGACACATTCTTGCCGTACTACACAAAAGACGCTATCGGAAGGAAGCAGAACTTTTTGGATAACAAAAATCTTGGAGACCGTTCGGAAAGGTGGATGATTGGAGTTTCAACCATGAGTGGTTGTCTTGTACGCTGTAAGTTCTGCGCTACTGGTAATATGAAGAAATACCGCAATCTTACTGCGGACGAGATAGTGGACCAAGTTTTATTTGCCATTAAGCAATCTGGATGCTGCCCGAAGGATTCAAAGGAATTTAAGATTAACTACACTCGTATGGGTGAACCTTTCTTAAATATAGAAGCCGTAAAAGAAGCTATTGAGCGGATTACTGAAATATACCCGAATACACATCATTATGTTTCTACGATTGGTATTAAAGGTAGTGATTTTTCTTTTGTAAAGGGAAATGTAACATTGCAAATAAGTTTGCATAGTTTCGATGAAGAAAAGAGAGACTGGCTTATTCCTTATCCGAAGAAAATGTCTATTGAGGAACTTGGGCAAATAAGAACAGAAAGTAACTTGAAAACCACTATCAACTTAACATTGGTAGATGAATCAGACTTTGATGCGGATAAACTGGAAAAGTATTTTGATAAGAAGCACTTCTTTGTGAAGTTGTCCCCAATCAATCCAAACAATATATCAGAGAAAAACAAACTCGGCAATGGAATTATCGAGGGAGTTAATTTAGTATAAACATTTTAATTGACAGAATCATGAAAGAGATTAAAGAACAGCTTGAAAAAATGGGATATGACTACGCAGTAGCAATAGCAACAAAATCAGAGATTGAGAACGGAGCCGCTTGCGGTCAGCTTTCAATTATAGTTGAAGATGAAACAGAAGAATAGTGAACTTTTTGTTCAACCTGCCTGCTCGGTCTGTGAAGATATGGCAGGCGAACATGGAGAAGTGACGGAATTGGTAGACGTTAATCAAGATGTGAGGTGCAAAATTCCAGGATAACCGTTAATAACCAAGCCGGCAACCTGCGAGACATCTTAGGTAGAATAATTTAAAATCATATAACCGCAAAAACACCACTCGTCCCGGTTCGAGCCCGGGCTCTCCACATAAATGTGAGCCACACATAAATGGCAAGGGTTAGTAAATAATGGTTGTGCCCCGGAGAATACGCTTCGGGGCTTTTAATGGAAAATTATGGATGAATTATTAACTGGTAAGATTTGCCCTTATTGCGGTAGGTCTACTGAATACGTGGATAGTTCTGTAATCTACGGACGCTCCTACGGTATGATTTACCTCTGCCGAGATTGTAGGGCTTATGTCGGAGTACACAAGGGTACAGACCAGGCGTTAGGGCGTTTGGCAAACGCGGAACTAAGGGAAGCCAAGAAAGAAGCCCACTTCTACTTCGACCAGGTAGCTAAGACCAATCTTATCAATAAAATTTGGAAGAAACATATCCCCAACACTTCAAACAGAAACAAAGCCTACCTGTGGCTATCCAATCAACTGGGCATACCACGTGAGCTTTGCCATATCGGAATGTTTGATGTGGAGGATTGTAAACAAGTTGTTGAACTGTGTAAACCAATAATAGAAAACTATGGAAAATAAAGCAGTAGCATTTATAAAATCAAACGAATGGTTTAAGTCCACTATGGTAGAGCATGGAACGCATAACGGATATGTGGCTGTTCCCTCTGCGAACAAATATCATGGAATGTCTTATTTTGATATTGATGATATAAGTGTACATGGAGGTATCACATTTTCAGAACCGGCAATAAGCGGTGAAGAATCTATCGGAAGCAAAAGGAAAATTAATTCCAAGTATGTCGGAAAAAGAAATCCCATATTGGATGATGTGGAATTCATTACCGATAATACGGAAATAGGTGATGACTGGTGGATATTCGGGTTTGACACATTCCATTATGGAGACAATGAATATGACTGGGACAAACAAGCCGTCGTTCAAGAGACAAGGTACTTGATGAAATAATTGGACAAATAGACAATGCCGTACTACATAAAACGAAAGGCTAAGAAGAAAGACAAGCCTTTACCTCTGTTTGATAAAGCAGGGATAACAGTAAAGAAGAAGCCGGATTTGAAAGCTAAGCTCGACAAAGAGTTTTCCCTTTTCATCCGGCTTCGTGATTGTATGCCAAACGGTTCCTTCCGATGTATATCATGTGGACAGATAAAGCCGTTTACACAAGCGGACTGCGGGCACTATTTCAGTCGTACACATTTGGCAACACGGTTTGATGAGAATAATTGCCATGCCGAATGCCGGCACTGCAACAGGTTCAAAGCCGACCATTTGGAAGGCTATCGGGTGAATCTAATTGCTAAAATCGGTCAACAGAAATTTGACTTGCTGAAAGTGAAAGCTGCCGGCACTTCCAAAATGACTGATTTTGAGTACGAACAGCTAATCAAGTATTACAAAACACTTAATAAAAAGTTACGAAAGGAGAAAGGGCTATGAGTTATGTATTACGAGATTACCAACAGAAAGCCTCTGATGCTGCCGTTTCTTTCTTCAATAACAAGGCGAAGAAAACAAATGCTATTATGGTGTTACCTACGGGCAGCGGAAAGTCGCTTATCATAGCGGATATAGCTGCAAGGCTTGACGGTCATACCTTGGTGTTCCAGCCCTCGAAGGAAATACTCGAACAGAATTTCAAGAAACTCTGTTCATACGGTATTCTTGATTGCAGTATCTATTCAGCATCCTTTAACTCAAAGGAGATAAGCCGGATAACATTTGCCACCATCGGCAGTGTGAAGAATCATCCCGAACTGTTTACCCACTTCAAGAACATCATTGTGGATGAATGTCATCTTGTAAACCCCAAAGAGGGAATGTACAAGGATTTTTTTGATGCAGTGAAGTGTAAGGTTCTTGGACTGACAGCAACGCCATACCGTTTAAGCTCCAGTCGTGATTTCGGCTCCATGCTGAAATTTATCACTCGGACAAAACCTCATGTCTTTTCAGAGGTCATTTATCATGTACAGGTATCAACCTTATTAGACATGGGTTACTTGGCGAAGTTGAATTACTATCCAATGAATCCTTCGGGATGGAACGAACTTAACTTGAAAGTAAATACTACTGGTGCCGACTATACGGATAGGTCAGTTCAAAGAGAATATGAACGGATAGACTTCTACGGTTATCTCGTTCATATCGTCCAAAGGCTGATGAATCCCAAAGCCGGAGGAAAACGGAAAGGTATTTTGGTATTTACCCGTTTTCTGAAAGAAGCGGAGCAGCTTACCTGGTCTATACCCGGAGCCGCAATCGTTTCGGGTGACACCCCAAAAGGTGAGCGCGAAAGGATACTTGAAGCGTTCAAGGCTGGTGAAATTCCGGTAGTGGCGAATGTCTGGGTGTTAACCACCGGCTTTGACTATCCGGAACTTGATACGGTCGTTATGGCACGTCCTACAATGTCACTTGCCATGTGGTATCAGATAGTCGGTCGTGCCATCCGTCCGCATCCTTCCAAAGAATGTGGCTGGATTGTGGATTTATGCGGTAATATCAAACGTTTCGGAGAGGTGTCGGACTTACGGTTGTTTGATAGCGGAAATGGGAAATGGGCTGTATTCTCTAACGGAAGGCAATTAACTAACGTGAGATTCTAAGACTATGGACGAAGGATTTTTGAGGCTAAGCCGCAAGTTTTTCTCGAATGAAATGTGGAAAGTAGCCCGTAAGTTTTCGGAATGCGAAGCGTGGCTCGACTTGATTCAGAGCGCACGATTTGAGGCAACCGACAAGGCGTACAGCGAACTTATCGGAGGTCGGGAAATCTCTTATACAAGAGGTCAATATCCAGCATCCGTATCGTTTTTGATGAAGCGTTGGCAATGGTCTGAAAAGAAAGTGCGCTATTTCCTTGCCAAACTTAAAAAAAGAGGTATGATAACGACTTGTAATAAACAAGGTATGACCGTAATTACTTTATGTAACTATGATGAATATAATCCGGTCAAGGGCAGGCAAAGAGACGTAGATAAGGGCATAGACAACAACAAAGAAATCAGCGGATTAAATCATGCTTTGGGCGAACTAAGGGCAGAGTTAAGGGCAACCGCAGAAAAAATGGCTCAAAAAATAGAAGAATTGGGGCAAGCCAAGGGCAATAATAAAAAGAAAGATGAAGAAGATAATAATATTCCCCCCACACCCCCCAAGGGGGGAGGCAAGAAAAATAAGCCTAAAGAGATTAATTCAAAAGCACGTTTGCTATTTGAACAGCATTTTAGGGAAACCTTCGGGGCTGACTACTACTGGACAGCCAAGGATGCCGGGGCTATGTCCCAGCTCTTGAATAAACTCAAATTCCAAAGAGAGCAAAAGAAAATGGACGTTTCCGATGATTCTCTGTTGTATGCCCTTCAATACCTTCTTTCCTCGGTCAAAGAGGGGTGGATATTTGATAATTTCAGCGTAACTAATATCAATTCTAAATTTAATGAAATCGTAGCACAAGCTAAAAATGGAAACAATCGGAAACCTGATACAAAACCAGACGAAAGTTCTGCCGGTATCAAATCAATTGTCTTCGGTAAATAAGGCTAATCAGAAGCAATGGAGCAGGGAGCAGATTGACATGTATTGGCGCAACCAACTCGTAGTTTCCATGAAATCCGTTTCCCCGGCCTTTACAGTTGATGACAGCAACCGCCAACTGCTGAAAGCCCTTTATCAATGGGTTTGGGGGATTCCCGGAATATTAGATGTAAGCAAGGGATTATTATTACACGGCTCTATTGGGGTGGGCAAGTCCACTTTGCTGAAAGGGCTACAGAACTATGCGGCAAAAATCGCCCGCTATTGTATTGGCGGCGCGGATGCTGGATTGACCTTTCAGTTCACCAGTGCTGCCGAGATTGCCTTGCTGTTTGCCGAGAAAGGAATTGTCGGGTTAAACCAATACACAGACAGGTCATGTATGCACAATCTTGCCATTGACGAGGTGGGTCGGGAACCTATGGATGCCAAACACTTTGGTACGGGCATCAATGCCATTCAGACCGTCTTGCAACTGCGCTATGAGCAGAGATATTGTTTCTACACCCACATGACTACCAATCTGGACCCGAACAAGGAGTTTTCCCAACGGTATGGGGATTATATTGCCGACCGGGTGAAAGAGATGTTCAATGTAATTAAAATTGAAGGTGAAAGCCGAAGATAATGGCAAAGAAAAAAGATATACCACCTGCACCCGTCCGTTGCCGCCAATGCTCATACTCCAGAGATTTCGTAGATAACTCTTGTTTATGCAAGGCCAAGGACCATAGGGTGTGCGCGTGTGACCGCTACGGCAGGATATGTGACAAATTCAAGAAGAAATAATTGCAAAAAAGCAGAAACAATGAAAAGCAATAAACTCATATTAGATGCCTGCTGCGGCAGTAGGATGTTTTGGTTCGACAAGTATAATCCTCTTACCCTATTCGTTGACAGACGTTCAGAGACAGTAACTGCCAAGGACAGAGATAAAATCAGAACCATAGAGATAAAACCGGATATAATAGCCGATTTCACCTCCTTGCCGTTTGAGGACAATTCTTTCTACATGGTGGTGTTTGACCCACCGCATTTGAGAACACTTGGCGAAACCTCATGGATGGCTAAGAAGTACGGTAAACTGCCAAAAGACTGGCAATCACTCATACACGACGGATTTGCCGAATGTATGCGTGTCTTGAAACCTAACGGAACGCTTATATTCAAATGGAACGAAAGTGAGATAAAAGCTGCGGAAGTATTGTCTGTTATCCCGTTTAAACCTCTATTTGGGCATACCACCGGCAGACAGAGCAAGACAATATGGATGTGTTTTATGAAGCAATAAAATAGTATGAATATCCATCAGACCATCCCCCGTTCGGATTGCACCACCATCTGAAAGCGTCATGGTGCAAGATGTGTATGGCAGAGGTACAGAGCGAGCGGAATAGAAAAAAATAATAAAAAATATTGAATTATGAGACCAATAAGGAATATAGAAGACATTGGAAATCTAAAGACAGATGAAAAACTGATTGAATGCCTAAATGGTGAAGTGAATTATTATCGTTTTTTGTGCTTGCATCCGAGAAACGATGAATACGTGATTCTTCTGAACCATTGTGAGGAACCTAAAAGGTTTTATGTTAAAAGCATTATAGACCGATTTTATACGGACTATACAACACGCGATATAATCACTTATAAGAGGGATTATGCTTTGGAGCAGGTCAAGTTCTGCGAGCAGGCATTATCCGAATTTGATAAGGATGGTAAAATATGATACTTACTACTGATAAGATGGTATTTGTTACCAATCAAGATAATTCAGACGAATACATTGAGAATCTTATAACTGAGTATGGGACTAATCAATATCGCATAAAGATTGACCGTACACTTAGTCCACCATATTATCAATTATTCCACGAATGGAAAGAGGGCAAGCGACAACTTAATAATTGCTTGTTTGCTTCAAGCAAGTTGGAAAAGATTGTGAATTACATAAATCAGAACATTCAATAAGGATAAGTTATGAAACAGACATTGGAAGAAGCTGCCCATTCTTTCGCAGAAAGTAGAAGCAGCGGAAGTGCATTCCCAGCATATTATCAAGGGTTCATTGCCGGTGCGGAATGGCAAAAGGATATTTCCAGTGCTAAATGGCAGTCAAAGCAATCACCGTGGATAAGCGTAGAGGAACGGTTGCCGGAGCAAAACGAACTTGTTCTTTGTAGAATGGTATCAAATGAAGCCATTGTAAGCGGATTTATTATACCTACGCCAAGTGGGAGACCTCGTGTTGTAACATTGCCGGATTTTGAATTTGAAGATTATGGCGATTACGTTTGTGACATGTGGACACCTATCCCCTCATTCGACGAGATACTCGAAGCTAACAAGGATGTACTGTCAATTGATATAAGTCTTAAAAGAAAAGGAGATGAAATCATGTTGAACGAACAAGAATCTCAAAACACATAGGAAATGAGCAGGTTTGAGAAAGAAGTTCTTCCTTTTATAGAAGAGGAAATTATGCGAAAACTTTGTACATATAATGTGTATAGTACAAAGGAGTATGAGGACATACGGAAGGCAGTAAGGTATTCGATAAGGTTTTGTAAGAAAAATAAAATTATTCGATATTGTATTTGATTATGGAAGTAAAGAACGGAATAATAATAGATGGGGTGCTGCATGAACTGGTGAATACTAATTCAGAGGCTTATTGTGATGATAGCTCTCTTTATAGTATTTGTCATCAATCAATATTAATGTGCTACATGCTGGGTGGAGATATATTTGTCAGTCGTGGTAAAGTAACAGAGATTAAAACGGAGGAGGAAAAGAAATGAAACAAGTATTATCAGTCGAACAGATGAAGCACTTGCAGGAGCTTGGATTTGATACGGGTGATGCAAGTATGCACTATCAGTTTTTACCTACAGCAGATTCTATCATTAATGGGACGGATGAAGTAGAAAAAGAACCTTCCCTTTTTGTAAGTCAGCCTAATATGAAGCATGAATATCCTACTTATACTTTGCAGGACATTATGCAGAAGTTACCACCTTCCATCAATATATGTATGCTGCATATATATAAGGCTGCCGACTTGTGGTATTTCGTGTATATGGATTCCTATACCCGTACCATTATAAGTACGCAGTATAGTCCGGATATTATGAGTGCAGCCTATCAAATGCTGTGCTGGGTGATTGAGAACGGATATTTAGAAACAAACAAGTAATGATATGGAACGAATAGTAGAATTAAGAGGATTAGAAGGAGTATATTGTAGTGATGTAGTTCATGCTTATATGTCTTGCAATGCAGAAGACGTTCAAAAAGCTTTGGAGATTGGGATTCCATGTACTGGAGCAAATGACTACGGAGCGTATAACATCTATTTTGACGATTACGGAAGAATATGTTTTGAATATATGCAACGTTGTGTAACAAGAGAATACAGATACGTTGAATCAATAGAAGAGGCTATAGACTGGATGAATAGATTTATGAATAATGGAGGTTGATTATGGGTAAATATAGATACAGAGAAGTAAAGAACTATATCCACAACGAACTAAAGTTGACAAGAGAGGATATAAGGGAGATAATGATTCCTATTGTTAAGGAAGAAGTGAAAAGAGTTTTTAATAATACTTATGGAGACGATGCTTCTGTTGAAAATTGGATTAGATGTATGGTTTCCGACGAAATAAAGAAAAACGGTGATTACTCTATGATAAGGAATTTGTGCAGGGAGATAATTAAGGAGGAAATTACCGATAGGTTGTCAATTGATATAAGTTTTAAAAAGAAAGAGGGGTAAAATATGCAGAACGAAATTTCTTGGAATGAAAATACTTATTATGAGATTTATAATCCATATATAGATATTCCTATTTTAGAACCATGTGATACACCTAAAATCGGAAAATATCGTCCAAAAGATGATAGATGTACAAACAAGCAGATTGCGAAACGCAGGAAGAGGAATAAGAACCATAAAACACATAGGAGGTAATTATGAAATATACATTTTCTAAAATTCATATTTATAGGTGCTTACCACCATATAGTAAATGGTACAGCATAACAACTGATAGTGGAATAACCAAAGACAACATTGTAATTGTTGGTAAAAAACGGTTATTGAAAGTTGCCTTTGCCTTGATACTTATGGTTTTATTTAATAAAAGAACTACTATAACCAGATGATTATGGAACAAAAGGATATAACTATTGAATGGCTTAGATTGGAATTTTATAAATGCAATCATGCCAAATACAGAAAGTATGCTGATGAATGGCTGAACAACCTTACTGACGCACAGATAGAGGGATTTGAGAATCAGCGTATAGGACAAATTGATAAATCGAAATGCGTATGAGTGGGAAAGATGTACTAAGGCTATTACTTATCAGTTATGGCTTTTGCCGTAATATTGAGATAAATACTTATATGGGTAACGGTGGATGGATTGGTTATGAAGTATCTGCCAACAATGACGATGGTATTGAATACTACGCAGTAGATTGTGAAGGTTTGCTTTTTCATATATACGAAATACAGAAATTTATGAGAGATGAAAATATTGAGCCTCGTATAATGTCGGGTAATTTTAGTAATAAGCATCTGCTTTTAGACGAACATTTGAACGATATTTTAAAAATGAATGAGAATCAACATTATTGTAAAACAAATCCGAATAAGTTATGAAACAGACAGTAGAAGCAGCAGCAAGGGAATATTCCAATGACCAAAGAAATAGGCAACATCATTGTGAACCGTACTGCATTGTTGATTTTAAGTCCGGTGTCGAATGGCTGTCAAAGCAGTCGCCGTGGATAAGCGTGGAAGAACGTTTACCGGAATATTCGTGTTGGGTGCTTGTGGCAGGTAAGGACTATAAATATCGAATTTTGTTTTACTGTGGAGGTAAGTTTTATACGAATAAAAGTTTAATAGCATATGATGGGAGCGTTCTTTTCTGGATGTTTATCCCATCCTTCGACCAAATCCTCGAAGCGAACAAAGATGTGTTACAACGATTAAAATAGAAATTTTATGGAAGGACTAATTCACATTGATAATCTATGTTCACGTTGCGGCTTTTTTACATCTGATACATCAGTAAATGGTGGTTATGGATGCAATCATAAGGATTGTGACGATGGAGAATTTATTTATAGCGGAGATATAATTGACTGGCATAAAGCTTATAGAATTGTGGCAATAAGACTTACTAAAAGAAACATAAAATGCAACCGTAGGCTTGCCAAGAAGTTTTTAAAAAAGGCAAGATTTATTTTGAATAAGAATCGTGAAGCTTTTGGAATTAAATTCCAAGGAAAATGTCTTGCTTCAACATGCCCTTTGGGTTATTTGGCAGATAAAGATGATATTATTAGGTTTGGAGAAGACCCAGAATTAATGGCAGTAGATGATTGGCTTGTTATAGAAAATAACGAATGAAAGAGAAAGGAGATTAATATGAAGAAGATACTTTTATTTGCCAGTTTAATGCTGATACTATCATCTTGTGATAGTAAATCTTATCATGTGAAGAGTGGCACTGCAATAACCATTGATGGCGACACCATTGAGTTCTATGGTGGAACAATCACTTATCCTTTTTTCGGTCAACGTAGTATTAGAGATATGGTTATTAAAGAGAAAGGAGATTGATATGGAAACCCAAACGATTCAAATAAGAGGAGATAATGATGCAATAGCATACATTAATTTTGTAGATAGGGATTTAGCTGTATCTATCGTATATGGAGATAATCAGTACGATTTCACCATTGAACCCATTACCCTAAAAGCATTGGCATACGCCTATAAACTACATTGTGAAGAATGTGACGAAAAATACAATAAGGTATGAAAGCAAGAATAAAAGAAACCGGAGTTTTAATAGATGTAACTCCGAGAATAAATATCAATGCGCTATATAACGGAGATAACCTATATGTGTGCGATAATATGGTTTTCAGAGAATGCGAACTTGACTTTTTGAATGTTGGGAATTTAGTAATTGACTGGGAACAGAGGCGTTATGAACTGGCAAAGGCTGCAATGCAAGGATTTTGTAGCAATCCACATGAACAGATAATGAGTGTTGACTCAAATATAGTGGCAGAATGGAGTATTGGTTTTGCTGATTCACTAATAGAGAAACTGAAAGGAGATTGAATAATGTCAAGAAGAGAAATATTAAAGCTATCAGATATGAAAGACATGCACGGCTCTATTACTTTGGAATATACCGGGATTCTTTACGCAGGTGCAAATCGGGAGAAGATGCTCCAGGAACTGGCAAAAGTTAATCCGCAGGAGTATTGTCTTGCATTGGGTGTGAATGATGATAGTAAAATTTTTAAAGACATTTCGTCGGGTTCCTTGGTGTCGCCGATGAAATTTTTTAAGAAACTGAAAGGAGAATAATTATGAAAGCACATGTAATGAAACTCGAAAACAACTGTGTAATTGTTGACGAGGAATATTTTAATGAGATAAAGAAGCAGTCAGAATTTAACCAAGAAAGGATAAACGAGATTGTCGAGGAAAAGTTTTTGAAATACATCAAAGAAAGCGGTATCAAGCTCTCCTATGAAGTAAACGGAATACCCTATATATTCCATCATAGTTTGTTGAATGAAATAAATTATGAAGAAAGAGGGTATCCGGAATCCGTGTCAGAAAGGGTGAAGCATATTATCGCAGACGATATAACCGAGGCTTTGAATGACAAGCTTAAGGGGTTGAAAGACGAGGCTTTGAATTATGCCTTAAGTGAGTTTGACAAACAGAAGCACGGTTTAGAGGCTACTGTAAAAATATGGAAACATTTCGCATTAATCTTTATCATTACGACTATTGTTTTAACATTTAGATTATTTATACAATTATGACCGAAGAACTTGTGACATTAGAGACAGCGAAGCTACTAAAGGCGGCAGGATTTAAAGAAGATGTTAATAGCTTTTATGAATTGGTGTATAAAGGAGGTAGTGGTCCTGAGTATGAGATAGATGAAAGCTACGATGCCCAGAATTATAATACAGACGTTTACTCTATCTCTGCTCCAACTCAATCTATTGCCCAAAGGTGGCTTCGTGAAACCAAGAACCTGCATATCGAAATATACCGAAGTGCTGTAGGGTACGGCTATGCTATAGTGAAAGCCGATAACGGAACGTGGCAGGAAGATGATGATTCCAGGGGGACTAATGATGGCGGTCTGTGGGACACCTACGAAGAAGCACTTGAAGCAGGAATACAAGAAGCGTTAAAACTTATATGAAAATGACTCCTATTGTAAATGATGCTTATAGACTTAGAAAGCTTCTAGAAAAAGCAACGGGAATAAAAGTTTATAAATCAGATTTAATTTCTAATTATTTCAATTGTTATATAAGCATATCGCAAGAGTACAAGAATGAAACTAATCCGCATATTACAGTAGCGCAAGGTAACTGGTCGATAGTTAATGGCGGTGAATATAAAATCTCACTCTATACACCTACAATCGTCATTAAAGGCAAGAAGGTGCTTAATACTTGTTTTGTAAAAGATATATTTTACAAGATAGTGGAAGCATTAAATAATGAATTTGGAGAAGGTAATTGGGATACGTGTAACAATGAAACGACAGTTTGGCTTCCCATGTCTCGAAACTCGTTCTATTTGCAAATTCCAAATTTTGAGAAGTATTAAAACTTATATGATATGGCTAAGAAAATAATGTTTAATGATAAATACAGCTTAACCCAAGCTGTGTTGGAAGGTCGGAAGACTATGACGAGAAGGGTCTGCAAGTATGACAGACCAAATGAAACTTATGATATTGTATTCCCCGTTTTTGAACCAAATGATTACGATAATGACGGGAACATAGTATCTCCATTAAATTATGCTTTTGGTTGGAAAAACGACAAAGGAGACTTTACGGGTTGGAATATTCCTAAATACAAAGTCGGTGAAGTTGTTGCCATTGCGCAAAGTTATGAAAGTTTAGGGATGAATCCCGAAATCGCACTTGATGATAAGGACGGAATAGGATTTTATACTAAAACCAAATTCGCACCCGGCTGGAAAAATAAAATGTTTGTCCGCGCTGACCTTATGCCCCACCATATCCGCATTACCAACATCAAAATCGAAAGATTGCAAGACATCTCCGATAAAGATTGCTTGAAAGAAGGAATTTATAAAGGACAATGCGGAAGTGCAGATACACATTTTATGGATGCTTATTATTATAAAGGGGACATTCAGCCTTATTGCACCCCTCGTGAAGCTTTTGCATCCTTAATAGATTGCGTTTCTGGCAAGGGTACGTTTAAGAGCAATCCTTATGTCTTCGTTTACGAATTTGAACTGATTGATTAAAATTTATTATGGAAACCGTGGAACTGATAATTAAAGTCTCCATCACTTTATTCAATGCCATTGCATTAGGATTTGTCCTAATCATGGTAAGCAGATGGCATAGGCGCATGGAGGACAAGCTGAATGAGATAAGGGAATACACCCGTAGGGTTTCAGACCGTGATGATGTTATTTATATGAATCAGCTTCAATGGCTGAAAAGTAAGTTGATTGAAGAGGAACGGTACGAGGAAGCCGCTAAAATCAATAAATGTATTGAGGATGAGTATAACAAATTAAATAATAGGAAACTGTGAATTTATGAAAGAAATAGAAATGTATCCAGGTGTAAACATTGACTACGCATACGAACAGTTGAAAAAATACAAGCAGAAAACTAGTGAAGATTGTTTCTGCAAATTTAATGATAAAGAACTGTATTCAAGTGAAACACTTGATGAAATGTATTTGAAGGTCACGAGAAAGACGAAGGCTGAGTTCGACAAGGATTTGCAGGATGAACATAACGAATACCTGCGAAGGGAAGCCGAGTTCAAGGCTAAGATTCCGCAATTGATAAAAGAATATATGGCTAAAGCACGTGGCATTATTCCGGATAAACATCTTGAATATTGGGATAAGATTGTTCCTATACGATTGAACGACCTCTATAAAGGGTTTGAACTCGATTGCTGGTTGAAACTTATATTCGAACTCAATACAGATAAGCCTAAAGAAGAGCGTTTTAAGAACTGCTTACAAATGTTCATAGACCAAGGTCACAGCGGAATGAGTGCAAGCCTTGTGTTTAGTGGGCTTTGTCGATTTCATGACTTAGGTCCTCAATTAGTTGATTACATAAAGAAACATTGAGTTGTTGAAAAGGAATAACCATGAATAAAATATAGTGATTATGAAGCGTGAAATAAAATTCAGAGGTAAAGGTATTGATACGGGGGAATGGGTATATGGATTTCTCTCTTTTTTCTATACTGCCGGAAGGGACGAAAACGGGATTATCTTTACGGACAAGGCGAGGATATATTCTCCGGAAGACGGCTGCTGTTACGACGTATGGGCTGAAACCGTCGGGCAGTTCACCGGCTTGTGCGACAAGAGCGGTAAAGAAATCTATGAAGGAGACATACTTATGTGTGAGCAACATATAGCTCTTGTATTGTGGAACAAAGAACTTGCTACATTCGCATTACAATTCGATTTTGAAAAAAAAGTCGGCATGAGACCTTTAGGCGAATGGCATGCTATGACAGTCGTTAGTAATATTTACGATAGCCCAGAATTGATAAAACAGCAATAGCCATGAGAGTAAAGAAATATTTCCATAACATCCAGTGTGATGTATGTGGGGATTTAGCCAATGAAGATATGTGGCATGAGGATATGGAAACCGTTGCCGAAGTAGCCAATGAAAGCGGATGGTATTACGACCCAGTGGATGACAAGCACTATTGCCCGGATTGCTATGAATATGGGGATGATGGAGAGATATTAGTTAAAGACGGAATGGTAAATACAATGGAGATAATATTATTAGGGAAAAGGCTTGAAGACTACCCGGAAACAGAATATTACGAACGAAGGCTTATCTATACAACATACAGTTCTGGCTTCAGAGAGCATAACATTGCGGCATTCAAGAGCAGGCTGAAAAAAGACTTTGACTACGAAGTAATAAATCATTTCGTCAAGGACGGTAACGACTTTTGGACTACAGATGAAATTATAGCCGCTGTCCGTGTTTCCTTGTCCCTCAATCTGCTTACGGATGAAGAATGGAAGAAGGCAATCCCGATTATAGAGCATGGTCTTGAAGCCAATAAAGCCTATGTCCGTATGCTTGACGAGATGTCGGATATATTGGAGAAGTATTGCGAGGAATGGGAGGATTTGGGTATGCGCCATACCTTCATGCAACGTGTTCCTCATGAATGCTGGCAGGGACGTTTTAGCAGGCATAGCCAGAATCCGGAACAAAAGCCGAATTATTCATGAGTATCAAGCAATTGAAATAAGGTAAGTAATGAAACATCTATTCTTTTTATTTGTAGGATTTTTGGCTTTATATGAAATTATGAAAGCCTTAAACTGTAAGAAAGTATATTCCCGCACATGCGAATATAGACATCTTCCCAAGGAAAAGGTAAAGGCATATTTAAAAGAGCACCCTATGCTTCTTCTAATGAGTATTTTGGATATTTTCGGATGGATAACATTAATGGCTGGACTAATGACAAGCCAGTGGGTTTTATTCCTGGCGGTAATGGCTTTGTCTTTGTCGAGATTTCAACGCCTCGGCAGTTGGGCTGTGTGTATAGATAGTATCATCACTGTGGCTATTTATTTGTTTGCCATTATTAATACTTATCATTTACATATAGAATTATGAGTAAACTATACAAAGTAACCCTCTTCGGCAAACCGTTCATGATTGGATGGTTCAGCCACGCGGACAAATGGTATCACAAGATTGGAATAATATATTGAAATCATGAGAAAAGTAGACAGACTGAAAAAACTGCATGCCCCTATTGATGACAAATACAAGAAGATTGACACAACGGTAAACGGGGACGCTGAACTTCTTGCCGAAAAACATAAGGAGATTGAGAAAAAGCTATACCCGCTCAGGATAGACAGCAGGACTATAATCTATGTAACCAAAGACAAGCTTACACCTGAATACGCAGAGAAGAAGCGCAAGACGTTGGGCCTTGCCCCTGCTGTCGAAGTGAAAGGACATGCATCAAGACTTGTGGACATGGATAAGCTGAGGAGGATGGTAAACGACGGGATGAAGTCCAAGGACATTGCCTATGAGATGGGCGTGGCGGCTTCCACCATAAGCACTTACATAAGGAAGTACGGGTTGAGAGACAAAGGGTAGATTAGTTCAAGGACCTATCAAGTAAAAAAATAAGGAGCAGCGGACTCACGACTTTCCACCACTCCTTCACACGACATAGTGCAAAGATACTATTTATTTTAAAATACTTATGTTATGGTGAAGGAATTTTCTGCAATATCTGAACTTAAATATATAAGGGAGCAAAAGTCAAGGTTATCAGAGCGTGAGAACGAACTGTCAACCCCCATGCTGGTGGATGTAGAAATAATTCCGCAAATGTATGAATGGTTTGCGGAAATCTTATCAAAAATGGATTTTCCCCCAAACCTGGATTCTGTGATACAGAGAAAGAAGTTCATGTATATAGTTCTTTTCCTTTTTTCTCCTAGTGTACTTGCTGGAGGAAGAATGCCGAACGGAATAAGAATGGCTTTTGAGAAATTGTTTCCCAATGTGAAGCCATGCACTTTGTCAAACAATATATCGGATATCACGTTTCTATATCGACAATACAAGGAATTTCGTATGGATGTAGGGTATGTATACACAGAAATCATGAATCGTTTAAAAGTCAAAGGTCTAATCAAGTAATTATGAATTTGTGATTTCGGCCAGAGGAAACTCTGGCTTTTTTTTATGAAATAACAAACCTTTTGCCAAATGTTCGTTATTGGCTTCTCTTTTATTTACTGTTTTATTTGCAATGGGGTATCTTTGAAATAAATATAAAGCGATTATGGGGCTTACAGTAAAGCAAGAAAGTTTTTGTAATTATTACCTTGAATGCGGCAATGCTTCTGAGGCTTATCGTCGTGCTTACTCATGTAAGAAGATGAAGGATGAGACCATTAACCGGACGGCATTTGATTTGCTCAATAACCGCAAGATTGCCGCAAGATTGAAAGAATTGCGTGCTGAAATGCAGCGACGCTCGGATATAACCAAGGATGAAGTGGTTGGTATATTGGCTGATATAGCAAGAGCCAATATCGTTGACGCCATAGAATCGAGGAACAACGGTGTCTTTACCACGGTGGTAGTAAAAGACGTGACGGCATTGCCGTTAAGCTTACAACGTGCTATACTTTCCATAAAGAGCACAGACAAGGGATATGAGCTGAAAATGTACAACAAGATAGATGCTATTGATAAATTGTCAAAGATGTTTGGATGGGATGCTCCGATAAAGGAGGATGTATCACTAAATAAGAATGATGCCATTACTATCCAAGTGATAGACAAGAGGGAGGACGTGATAGATGTTGATACAGACGACTAAGATATATTCCACGGTGGATAACGCTATAAGGTCTGGGTATAAGGTCGTGTCGGCGCAAGGAAGTTCCAGGTCAAGCAAGACATACAACATATTGATATATCTTTTGGCATACATTATTCAACGCCCTGGAACATCTTTGTCAGTTGTAAGAAAGACGCTTCCGGCACTTAAGGGGTCCGTATTCCGGGATTTCAAGGAAATAATGCAGGACAAGTTTCAGATGTGGGATAACCGGTGCATGAACAAGTCCGAAATGGTGTATACATTGCCTAATGGTTCTTTCTGTGAGTTCTTTTCTACTGATGACGAGCAGAAAATACGCGGTAGAAAGCGTGACATTCTTTACTGTAATGAAGGAAATGAGATTTCTTTCCTGGAGTGGCAACAACTAGTCATGCGTACGACAAGTTTTTCAATAATAGACTACAATCCTTCATTTTCGGATGAACATTGGCTATGCGAGTTGAATAAGGACCCACGAACTTTCCATTTCATATCCACATATAAGGATAACCCCTTTCTGGAGCAGACCATCATCGACGAGATAGAATCCCTCCAGTATAAAAACAAGGTGTTGTGGACGGTTTATGGATTGGGGATGCAGGCCATGGCAGAAGGCCTTGTCTTCCCTGAATTCGAGATTGTGGACGAATTTCCGGCATATGCAAAGCATGTGGCGGTGGGATTGGACTTTGGCTACAGTTCGGACCCAACTGCTATTGTTAAGTGTGGCATTGTGGATGACCGGATGTACTTTGATGAATTATGTTATCAGACCCACATGCTTACAAGCGAGATAATTCGCGCATTGAAATCCATTGGACTGTTTGTGTATGCGGACAGTGCGGACCCAAGACTTATCCAGGAAATCTCAAATGCAGGAATTGTTATATTCCCTGCAGATAAATACAAGGGTTCGGTAATGGGAGGGCTTTTCAAGATGATGGAATATAAGCTGTGTGTAACCAGGAGGTCGGTAAACTTTATAAGGGAGCTTAAGAACTATGTCTATGAGCAAAATAAAGACGGCAAATTTATCAATACCCCGATTGATGCATACAACCATTTGATTGACGCATCACGTTATTGGACGATAGGGAAACTGTTGGGTAAGATATTGGTCGGTAAACAGTATAGTAAAGAAGAATTAGGACTTTATTAAACGGTTGGTATATGAATTTTATAGAAGCCATATTCGGTGTTCTACGGAACAAGGTTTTAAACTCCATGGGAGTTGAGCGTGATTTAATGCAGCTGGTCCACGACAAGGATATAAGCCGCATCCAGTCAATGATGCAGAATCGTGACTTGTGTGTGGAGGAAGCCATAAAGGAATATAATCCTATTACACATGATGTAATGAATCGACCCGATAAAATGCGTAAGGGAAAGGAGCCGTATAAGGTTGAAAAACTGCCTCGTTGCCGACAAAGGTATATCAATGAGGTAGAACTCTTTTTCCTGCTTGGAAATCCTATAAAATGGAAAACTCCTACCGGTGAAGAAGGAAAGGATGAAGCATTTGAAGCATATACCCAATTTCTAAAAGATACCCGTTTCAATACTACCATGCGGCAGGCTAAGCGCATTGCTGGGGCAGAGACAGAGAGTGCTAAAGTATACCATATATATAATGATGGTGGGAAGCCTGCAGTTAAAGTGCTTGTAATATCAAAATCGAAAGGCTATACCTTACGTCCATTGTTTGACCAGTACGAGAACTTAATCGCGTTCGGTTATGGTTATTATATAAAGGAGGGGGGGAAGACCGTGGAACACTTTGATTTACAGACACCGTATTTTATTTTTAGATGTAGGAAGGCTGATATTGGATGGGAGGTGGTTCCCGTGTCTAATCCTACCGGGAAAATAAATGTTATCTATTATCGTCAGGAAAAGGCATGGGCCGGCACTGAGAGGAGATGTTCACGGGAAGAGATGATTGATTCTAAGGCGGCCGATACAAATAACTATTTTGCAGACCCTAAACTAAAAGCTACTGCTGATGTTATCGAGTCATTGCGGGGGGCAGAAACAGTAGGGGAGGTTCTACAATTGACCAATAAGGAAATCAGTGCTGTCGATTATCTGGTTCCTCCAGAATATTCTTCCATGAAAGAAAGCGAGAAGGAGGATTTGAACTCTTCTATCTTGTTTGACTCATTTACTCCCGATTTTTCGTTTGAGAATATGAAGGGGTTGGGTACTCTTTCCGGTGAAGCATTGAAGAGAGCTATGGTTCTCGGATTTATTAAGAGGGACAATCTGAAGGAAACATATGATATTTTGGTGGATAGAGAAAAGAACTTGGTTGTATCTATAATGATGAATGTCACTCATATTCATTTGCGTGAAAAGCTTTCAAAAATGGTTGTTGAACATGAATTCTCAGAACCTTTCAGTGAAGACGTCCAAGAGAAATGGGCCTCTATAGGGAAAGCATATAATGATGGCATCATATCTCTGGAGCAGGCTGTCAATATACTTGCTCTGGCAGACAACCCCCAAGAGGAAATAGAACGTATAAAGAGTAAAAATCAAGAAAAACATCAAGATAAGAAGGGGAATTATCCCCCGAATTCTAATTAAAAACAAACCTTTTATAAAAGGTTTGTTCTGAAGGTCCTGAAAATTTTACCCAATAATTACCAATGTATAATTTTATACAGAATTAAAACAAGTTATGTATGAAAGAGAAAATATTTCAAGCCTTAAAACAAGCTTATTCAAATCTTGGGTTAAGCGATGACATCTTTCAGGGACATTCCGAAGCTCTGGAAGCTACCGGTCTTGTAACTGAGGATAACCTGGCCACAATAGTGGCTGCTCAAAAAGCATTCCTTTCGTCTCTTCAGAGCGGCATTGACAAACGGGTGACAGACGCCGTCAATAAAGCGAGGGAAAAGAAAGAGGAAGCAAAAGCGGATGAAGGGGGCGATAGCAAGCAACCGGATATCCAAAAAATGATTGATGATGCAATTGCGGCAAGGCTTAATCCCCTTCAAGAAAAGCTAAATTCCTATGAGGTGAAGGAGGCGAAAGCGGCAAGGGCCAATTTAATCATGTCAAAAGCCAAGGAACTCAAAATCTCACAAGGAAGAATCGATGAAGGATTTGCCATATCAGAGGATATGGACGAGTCGGCAATTGATTCCTACTTATCCAAGGTGAGACAAAATGAGGTGGCAAAAGGTTTGGAGGATAAAGGTTCGGCGTTCTCCTTATCTACTCCTGAATCCCAAGGTAAAGAGATGGCCAGGGAATGGGCTGAAAGTTTGCCGGACGCTAACTAATAATAATAAGTTATGGCTATTGTATTTGAAAAAGGAACAATTAAGGGAAACTTTCCCGTATTCTGGAGAGGTGAATGTAAAGTCCTTCCAGGGGATTTCAAGCTTAAGCAGACGTTCCCAGAAGGAACTCTGATAAGAAAAGGGACTCCCATTGCTTTGGATTTCTCAAAAATGGAATGTACCGTTTGCAAGGCTGTTAAAATCGTGTCGGGAGGAACTACTTCCTCTCCGAGAGTTGTTAAAGGCAGTCTGGTGCAGGTGGGGGAAGAGCTGACCATTGGAGAAAATAAGCAGGCTATTACGGCGATAGACAGTTCGAATGCTGATTATGATGTGCTGACATTGGCAGCTGCCTTGACTGGTGCGACAAAAGATGCGTTTGCCGTCGTTGCGGGAAGTGAACCGAATGCTGTTGTGGAAACGGATTATGAATATAAAACCAATATGAGTTTTCAGACTGTTTCTGCGGGTTATGATGTGATTATTCTAAAAGATGTTGCCTATCCTATGCCTGATGAATGGTTGCTGGGAGGATGGTGCATGAAGAATAATCCAAGTATTAAATATGTAAGACAATAAAACTATGCCGGGATTATTTTATAGCTCGATTTTTGGCGAACTCACCAAGCAGGTGCAGGTTCGTATTGATGCCGCTTCTGAGCTGCGCAAAAGATTGTTTGACCAGAATATTTATGAAAGATTTCTGGATTGGGACATACCGACTATCGGACTTAACTTTGAGGAGCTGATTGGACAGTATAACTTAAGTGTGGCTGCTGCGACTTTGGACTCAAAAGGTAAGGAGCCTATTATGGGTACGGAAGGACTTGAAACCTTGAAGCAGAAAGTCCTCACACATCAGATGAGTTATTCCATGCCTATTGAGGATTATCGTAAAGTATTGCAGATTCTTGATTCCCGCATGCTTACAGATAATCAGAAGACGCAACAGCTTATCAATTTGATGTGGAACAATGTTACAAAGGTGGTTAACTCTGTTCAGTCAAAGCTTGACATTATCTTCTTAGGCGCGTTGTCTAACAAAGGGGTGTTTACTTTTGATGAAAACAACAACCCGGAGGGGGGCGTTCGTGGTGTGATTGACCATAAAATGCCTGCGGAGAATATTGCCAGTGTAACAAAAGACTGGAATACGGATAATAGCGATACTGTGGATTGTTTTGAAGATATTCAAATGATTTTGGACGCTTCTCAGGATAAGGTTACTTTTGATAGAATACTTATTTCTCAGAATCGATTGTCCTACATTCTTCGGAACAAGAAGATGAAACTGGTCATCTTTGGCCAAGATAAATCTTCCACGCCCTTATTGCTGTCTAATTTGAATGAATTCATGCGTCAGAACGGATTCCCTATCTTTGAGGTTATCAGACGTACTACCCGTATTCAAAATAACGGTAAATTGACGGAATATTCTCCATGGAATGATAAAAACTTGGTGTTTATTCCGGCAGGCAAGCTGGGAGTTATCAAAAATGCGTATGCAGACAATGAATTAAGACAAGAGCCGGGTGTCACTTATTCCAATTACGGAAGAATACGTGTTTCCCAATGGGGTAAGGGTGAAACAGACAATTCCAATGGAGTTGAGTTTACCAAGGCACAGTCTTTGTCTTTACCGATTATCACTGAGATTAATGGCATATATTCATTGACAGTAGAGAAGTAATGACAATTGCAAACTACATAAAGCAGAGGTTTTCCTATATCGGAGTGATATCTGATGCGGGAGCCTCTGACTTTGCGGTTGACTTCGGGTTCGATGCAGGGAAAGAGGCTTCCGATGATGACAAAAGGCTAATTGGCGTTTCCATCAACAATTTTATTGAGGGTAACATTATGCATCCCACATCGGTAGATGAAAATGGCTTTTCTGCATCATGGGGGACTGATGCCATAAAGTCACATATAAAACTGATGCTTCGGAAATATGGCATTGAGCTGAATGGTGATGCTGCCGAACTGGTCGGATTGAGTGTAATTAGGGATATATCAGAAATATGGTAATGTATTTTCACCCGCATATATTACAATTGAAGGTTTTTACTTCTCCAGAAAGGGATGAATACAATCGTCCCATTCCTGGGACCGGGAGTGAAAGCTGGAAGACTGTGGGAAGATGCCGCTGCGATGACAATACCACCAGGGAATTCAAGTCTGAGAATGGTAAAATATACCGCCCGTTATACCATGTGGTTTCCGAGAGGAATCCAATGATAAAAGCTGGTGATTATATCCGTTGTTTGGATGGTGATAAGGTAAGGGGAGAGGGTGAGGTATATATACCTAAAAGTACAAACTTTTTCTCTTATTCAGAATATTGGATATGATAGTAACAAGTGATATATACAAAATACTATTTGAAAGGGTAAAAGACTTTGGAATCAAGGAGATATATGACAGCTGGAATCCTATAAAGTCCGAACTTGAAGAAGAGGCTATTGTCATTGTCATCTCTACCCCAATATCCCCAGACACCTATTGGGAGAGTGCCTTTGCTTATGTAAACATTTGCGTACCTGACTATCTGCATGAGGTCAATACTGTAAGGCTGAATGAGGTCGAGCGGCTTGCTGAATTGTGGATTAGAGACGGAATTGTAGATGAATACGACGGAAGCTGGTACTTTATATCCAAGTCTTCCATTGGTATAGAAAGGGACGAAGGACTGAAGTGTAGTTACGTGAGTGTTAGATTATCATTTGAAGTGTTAAACATTAATTGAAAATTATATGAAACCGTTTATTGGAATCAAGAAAATATGGTATGGCGATGTGATAACTGAGGCTGTTACCAAAACAACTCTTAAAACGTGGCTAGGAACAGCCACAGAAGTGAAGAATTCCCATCAGGATACATGGCAGTATACGGAGGACGACCCTACTTATACTGACTATATCAATGAGCTTACCGGGAAAATCTATTATCGTGATGTGACCCAGAACGGGGCGAAAACAATCACTTTCACTATGGGAGAATTCACCTTTGATGACAAGGTGGACCTGCAGGGAGGTGAAAAGGTTGATACAGACGCTGGTTGGGCAGCATCGGATACTCCCGGAATTGTGAACAAGGCTATTGTAGGACAGACCAAGACCGGTAATTATGTCGTGTTTACCAATGCGGCTGTGATTGCTAAGGGAACTATGGCTGAGAAGAACATCGGTCTAGGCGTTACTGCGGTTGCTATGGAAAATGAGAATGAGGGCGTCAAGAGCGATTATCTGTTTGACGGCGCAAAGGTTGATGCCGCATGAACTACAGTCATGGTAACACCTACCCCTTCTGATGCGACCGTTAAACTGGACGGCGATACGGTAAAGTCCAAACGGGTGAACGTCGGGGAAACCGTAAGCTATGAAGTGTCTAAGACGGGGTATGTTACACAATCGGGAACAATTAATACAAGTGTTTCCGATGCCGGGAAGACAGTCAATAAAAATGTTACACTGGTCTCTTCTGAAACCCTTTAAATCATGGTGGTGGGTATCGGCTCACCACCTTTATTCATTTTAGGTTATGAAAGCTGGGAAGATTGTTAATGAGTCCATTCTTGGGGAGGATTTCAAAACTGTGCTGATAAACGGAAAAGCATATACGATATACCCACCTACAATACATAGAATAGCCGGTGCCGCAAAGTGTTTGTCTGACATTGGCGAAGAGGTAAAGACTATGGGAGAATATATCGCATCCTTAAGCAATATGGAATGCGTGGGTAGGGCATTGTCATGGTTTATAATGGATGATGAAAGCCTTGCGGATGAATTGTGCCATGGGCATGAGGGGGAGCTCCTGAATGCGTTGGGAATAGCCTTTTCTTTGGTCTCTATGGAAAATTTTATCAGGCTGTCGGATTTAGCCAGGAATATTGTAAATCTGACAGCAAAACAGAAGTTATAGGTAATGATTGTCTCCTGGGGCAAATTGCCACGTTCATGGATGTACTTCACTTGTCCTACGATGAAGTAGTGAATAAAATACCATATCGCAATCTTGTGATAATGCAGAAGGATAAGCTACGGGTATGCTACGGTGAGAGGATGCAGGAAGTCACGGATAGCGATATGTTCAAAAACCGGAAATTTGATGACTGATAGAGGCGTGCCAGAACACTGGCACAACCTCCTATTTTTCTATAACCTCTTTCAATCTGTACAGCCTGTCAATCGCCGGATTGTAGAATGGGTCCGGATAGTGCTGGTTGATGTCGCAGATGTTGGCGTGGACGTACATGGACGTATCGATGATGTGTTCCGATTCGCTTAATGTCACTTCCTTGGGAAGCTGGGCCGTCAAAGCCCAATGGACGATAGCTTTCACGCTTTCCTCGTCGTATGAGTATTTACTTTCCTGTGCCATTATTTTTCTTAGAATCTTTTTGATGATATAAAGGTATACTTTTTAAACCATCAATGTGTTCATATAAGTCGTTTTCTATATGTTCACAATGCATGGGGTCAAGGACAAAATCTATACCTTCTCTTCTTGCCAATTTAGCTGCAGGGACGAAATCCGAATCTCCAGATATAAGCACTATTTTATCAACAAATCCTTTTAAAGCTAAAGATGCGATGTCTACACCTATCTTCATGTCTATCCCCTTTTGCCTTAGTTCATAATATACATCCGTGTCCTGTATATCATCTAAAGATATCTCTTTTTTCAGAAGTTTCTTCATAGCATTATCATAAAACATCCAGCGTTTGCTTTCTTTAATGTGTCCTAATCTCAATGCTAATTTTCTTTTCTTTTTTAACTCATTTATTAACTCATTCCTGTATAGTGCTTCTTCTGTTTTTGAGAAATCAATACATTTATTAGATATAGGATTGTGTACTTTTTTACTAAAAGGAACGCAGTCGTAATAAAAAATGCGATAAAGATAGTTGTTCTTTCCTACATGAGAGTGAGATATAGTATATAAATCGTTAGCTATCGTTGATGCAGTTTTATTACCAGATTTATTATACATAGCGTTATAACGTTTTATAAAATAACCACCATCTATTAAAATAGCTACTCTAATGGGAGTTTCTGTATACGAAGTGTTAGGACGATTTTTCATAATATATAAAATAAAAAAGGCCTTTGGTTGGGCATGTCCATTATCAAGAGGGGGACAAGCGTAAGCCAAAGGCGTAATCATTTGCTGCAAATATATATTTTCTTCATATTTCCACAAAAAAAAAGAAGAAAAACAGTATTTTTTTATCAATAATTAGCCAAAAATGCAATTCCTACATTGCAAAATCAGCATTTATTGCATGTTTTTGAGTAGTTTTATAGACAAATTATGGAATATGGACTTATCTTGTATTCCCATATATGAACTCTTCCTAAACTAAAGATTTTTGGGGAAAATGGCGAATCCCCTATAAAGAAGTGTCCCCACCGGCATAGATACCGGAACCCGACTGACTACGGGTTACACTCCCTCATAGAGGATTCATGTTGCTTCTATTGTTTCGGGGACTGCAAATTTAATCAATTCCCGATAAAAACAAAAGCTATGTCCTATTTAAAGGGTTTGGCTCGTCAAACTTCATGGCACACTTACCAGAGGTCCTTGCTCTATTATGTGCGTAAGATATGCTTTTCCCAAGATATATCAAGTGATACACATCATTGCTGTTGGCAGGGACCTTTACTGATACCGCTCCTTTATAAAGTTCTTGGAAAAAGGCTTCCCTTTTTGCCAGATAATCGGATTGTGACGTTCCGGTTATTGTAAATGCTAGGGTCACTTCTCTTGAAGCAACTTTGGCATTGTCTGTCACCACTCTTTTCCCGTGTTCAAGACGGCTTTCGTTTTCTATATATTCTTTCATCGTGCAGGGAGCGCACAATGCTGTTAGAAATCCGTCATCCATTCTTACGCCCCATGTGACATAAGCATCCTTGTTGTTAATTAATAACTTCGCTTCCATAGCCTATAATTTTGATGTATTTTTCTTCACTTCCGCAATATCCTTCTGCATTTGCTGTACGGGTTTCACAATCGCTCCCGTATTCTCTGAAATCTGCACAAGCTCAAGATAAGAGCTGGCTATTATGTCACGCGTCTCACTCGCGATGTCTCTTATATTCGAACTTGTGGAAGATATGGTGTCAATTCTCGTATTAAGAATGCTCAAGGATTGGGATTGTGCTATATTCTGGTTCTTTATCTCCTCACCGGCAATTTGCAAGGCGGTAAAACGTCCGTTAAGTTCCTCTCCGGTGTCTTGGGACATGGACTGGAATCCTTTACTGCTTGCAGACTGATGGGTGGCTTCTCCGGTCCATCCGAATATCTCGGCCAGTTTGTCACGTTCAGCAACTGCAGCATCCACTATTTCCTCGTACTGTTTACGAAGCTCCTCCATATCTTCTTTGGTTATTCCTTCTTTGTCTTTCCCTGCTTCTGCAAAGGAGTCATACCAGTCCTGCAGCTCTTTGGAAAACTTTTCCCCCACCATGTTAGTAAGGATGGCGCGCTGCATATACTCGCTGAAATCCTCAGCAAAGTCTTTGGCAGAGCTGTCCATATCCATAAGGGTATCCACGAAACTGTCAAAAACACTGTCAAAGGTTGTTTGGGTGAGCCGCTCTTTTACCTGGTTCTGTATTTCCTCTATCTTGGCCTCCCCTTCAATGATACTGTCCAGATATTCCCGTACATCATCGTCCATGTCTGCCCAGAATGTTGGAGCATCGGATTTGAGTTTCTCCAATTGCTCAACGGTAAGGTCAAACAGTCCGGTCATTCTTCCGGTCCCGATAAACTCTTTGGCGGCATTGACTGACATGTCGAGTGCGTTGGCGATGTCCTGCCAGTCGCTTGAAGAGGTGTTCTTTGCCATTCGCTTACCAATTGAATGGGAACCGACAGACGCACCGGAATTGAGCCGTTCCTTTCCCAGTGTTCTGTATGCCTCTATCTGTTTTTCTACGAGGTCAATGGCTTCCTGCCCCACCTTGTCGGCTTCAACGCCGTAGGACATATCAATATATTCCCTTTTCTTGTCTATCAGTTCATCCCATATCTCATTTAGCTTGTTGTATTCCTCGACCATCTTGTTGTAACGGGAATAATCAGCACCGAACATCCCGTCTAACGCAGACACTACAGTGGAAATTCCAGAAACCGCACTCATGGCACCACCCACAATGTCACCGCTCATAATCTGACCGACACCGGCGGCTGTTTGTCCAAGCCCACCCAAAGCCTCTATCGCTCCAGTAATCTTTGAATCATCAATACCGAATATGTTTGCAATGTCCGTTCCGAACTCATTCAATGCAGGGGCAAAAGACGTCACAGCATTTCCTATATCGGTGATTCCTTGACCGATTTTCTTGGAATCGTTGCCACCCTTTTTTATGGATTCTATCCCTTTCTCCAAGTCAGAGACGAAAGCCTGCCATGGTGATTTGCCTTTCAGCTCATCCTTTAGCCCTCTGATTGCATCTGTTACGTCCTTTATGGAGATTTCACCCTTTTCTATCTTTTCAATGTCCTTATCAGTGAATCCGAGTGCTTTCAATTCGTCAAGTGTAACATTCGTTCCGTCACTTTCCTTTGTACCAGACATGTACTTGACAAGTGTTTCATACTTATCAATGATGGACTGAATAGCGGAAACCGATTTGTTGCTCGCATCCTCGAACAAATCAGCCATTGCACGGGTTGTCTTGCCGTACTGTTCATCGAGGTTATTAAGCTGTTGCCGTTTTTCCTCTTCAAGCATACCCTCGTCACCAGCATTCGACGCTTCCTTTATTGCTTGGTCGTATTTATCTATGATGGCTTTCCTTTTCTGCTGGTAGTTTCCGAATTTTACAAGATACTCATTCCATGAGGCCTCCTGCTCACGTATTTCGTCACTATATTGTCGTTTTCGCGTATTTCCTATTATGGAATCAAAAATAGATGTATCAACGGAAATTGAAGATGAAGAGAAAGACTTCTTCACATATCCCTTTGTCTGTTTGGCTTTCAATTCCTCCTGGGCATCGAATATCTCCTTCTGACCTTGTATATAGGCACGTATATAGTCCTCCTTCTGGCGCTCTAAGGCTTGTATCTCCTTCTTGTTGTTCAGTTCACGTTGCGCCTGCTCCTTCTCGTAGCCATCCTGCAAGCTGTCAATGCGCGACTGTTCCAATTGGTTATCCAAGTCCTGCTGCTGGCGTTGGCGCTCAATGGTCTGTTTACGCTCAAGCTCGGCAATACGGTGCAGTTGGTCGGTGTAGGCGTTTATATCCTTTACGCCAGAAATATTACCCTTATCGCTGTCATCGCCAGCATTAAATGTAAGGTCGATAGCAGAAATGCTATTGGCAAAATCATTGTTTTGTTTTTGTAAAAGATATAATTTTTGACGAGCCTCGGCGGCTTCGTCCCCAAATCCGGCAATTTCTTCTCTAAGCGCATCATAATTAATAGTAATACTTCCGTAGTTTCCTTCTGGTTGTTTTACCATCAACTCATCTAACTTTTTTTGAGCTTCTTCTTGCTTTTTATACGCTTCCGTTATTGCGTTCTCATAATCGAGTATCTGCTCACTATTCTTGGCAATCCGGTTTTCTACCGCCCTTGCTTGTGCAGCCTTTAAGATAGCAACCGCCAAATTCTCATAACTCTGTTGTGCTGTACCATTCTTTATGGCTTCTGCATCCAAATTCTTGAAATAATCTGGATATTCCTTTTGAAGTGCAGCTACAGCTTTATTCCTCTCTTCCATTCCTCGTGCTGTATCTATGGCAGCTTTGTATAATAATTGTAATCGAGTAATATCCTTTTGGGCATTTTTTGCCCCTTCGTCCATCGATTCATTGAAAACTTTTTGAGATTCGCTTAAATAATCTATAGCTTCTTTTGCCTTGAATATCCCTCCTATATAGTCGAATATCTCCTTTCCATAAGCGGTAAGTAAAGTGATACCGACTACCAAGGCTGTATTCCATGAGAATATGCCTGCAGCCAACTGTTTCCATACGGGAGCCACCTTCTGTATATCCTTATTCCCCTTACTAAGTTCTGCCAGATATGCTGCATATTCTTTTCGCGCTTTCTGGACTTCATCAAAGAAAATAGGCAAGTTGTTACTTATTGCAAGGAAGAACATGTTTATTCCCATTGTAGCGGACGGAAGTTCTCTTGCAATCTGTTGTATTGACATGCCCAGACCGTTAAATGCGGAAGAATAGTTACCTACATTCCTTTGAAAGCGTCCCGTGGCTTGTTCTGCAGCATTAAGCTCTGTTTGAACTGCCTTTATTTGCGTAAGAAGGTCTTTCCCGACTCCACCATTGCGATTGGCTCTACCGATATTGTCATACGTGATAATAAGTTGATTCAGCTGCTTGCGAAGGGAAGTTATGCTGCCTTCTTCAGATTCGCTTTGTATAATCTGCTCTTTCTGTGCTTTTATGGTTCTCCGGATAGCTTCTTCCTCTTTCTTTCGCACAGCCACTTGATATTCTACTTGTCGTAGGATACCATACCCCTTTTCCCCAGTCTTTTCCTCGTCAGTAAGCCCTTTGAAATTGTTTTTTAGCTTTTTTATTTCAGCATCGGCTTCTTTTACAGCTTTTGTATTGGCGACAATCCATTGATTGGTAGACTGCAATCCCTTGGTTTCCTCATGTACCTTTTTGATGGTTTCTTCGGAGCCTATCACATCGTCATACGCTTTTTTAAGCTGAGAATACTTGCTTTGGTATTCTCTAAGGCTTTTCATAGCCTTTTGGAGTTGGGCTTCGAGTTTCTTGACAGCCTTGTCGCTGTTAGGGACACCTGCCACCTCTATAAGAGATTTTTTTAATCTGTCAATCTCTTCTCTTAGAGCTACAATATTTTCAATCGTATTCTCAAGATTTGCTTCAACTTTTAATCCAGCCATATTATTTCTTTTTTAAAATGTTTCCTAATTCTTTCTTTAAGTTTATTTCGCCACTATCCACCACATCATACCCTTTGCTCTGAACAAAACTGGCATATTCCATTCCATCAGCAAGTACAATACCATCTTTGGGATGTTTCCCGTAAATAAGGAGATTTTCAGTCTTCTCTTTAGCTTTTCCATGTGAGCCATCTGCAGGTACATACAAATCTATAATGGTGCCATCGCGATAAACAGCAGAGCCGGGAGCATTTCTAAGGTTCCAAGTGTGATTCTGGTATGTTTTCCTGCTACTGATATTCCTTGTTTTCTGAAGGTCTACAGACTTGTGAGAAGCGTCAATCAATGCTTTGTTAAGCTCTTGATTTACTTCTTCCACAAACTCGTCCAGCCCGGATATATCTCCTTTTATTTTCATATCAAATAATTGTTGCTAATACAAAGCGCACCCCAACCTAATGAGGTGCGCATTATTTGCTTAGGCTATTTGTCTCAACTGCAACAAGACAAGCAATTCCAAAAACTTCTCTTCATAGTAAAGCGGTTGAGTGCTTTTAGGATTGTTGGGATTTATTTGGTTTTCGCCAAAATTCAACCCGTCACCTATTATTGACTTGAATTTCTTCACACCGCCCTTACTTGATGGACGGGTAAGCTCTACCATATAGCCTTTCTCTATCATCTTCTGATTGAAAAACTGTGCACTAATTGCACACTTATTTTCTTTCAGCAGTTCACCAGCCGATTTAAGCACACCTTTAGAGGGTGTATAATCGGGAACTGGAAGTTCTAACGGTTCAGCAACTTGTTTGAGCATTAAAAGGGTTGAAGAATCGTTCAAGTTCAAAAGTCTTTTAACACCTTTCACCCACTCAAGAGAAGCACGAACTTTAGCAGTAAGACCGACTTTTACCTTTCCTGTCGATATTTGTTTGGCTGTTTTGTGAAAGACTTTGCGATACACTTCAAAAACTGAACGTATCTTTTTTACGATAAAGTATTCAAGACATGAGACTGTTAAGTAATAATCAAACTTGTTACTACCCACTTCGGTTTTTACCGAAGTGCAAATAAAATCTTCATTTTCAATAAAGTCTTTCTTCAAAGCATCTACGGCATAATCTCTTCGATTATATACCAACATCCAAACCTCATCCAGATTTACCGGGAATTCCTCACTTGCTGATTGTAACTTTAAAATAGCGTTGAAATACATCTTTATTTCTTCGCTTGAACTTGATTTTGTTAATTGCGTCATAATCCTTATATTTGCAATTGTTCTACGTTATCCCCGTCAGCGGCTCAGTCACTTCCGCTTTCGGGGATTTTAATTTGACTGAATTTGTAGCAGGTGGGGAATCGAACCCCGTTACGCCATTACTCGCTCCTGCTGTCCCATACCATCCGCTGATAGTATAAAAAAGGAGTATTGAATTTGAATGCTTTATATAGCTGCCAACATTCAATCCAAGACTCCCCAATATCTTCACTCCATTACCGGCAGCTATAGGTAAATGACAATTTCGTTTCTTTCTAGCGAAGTTACATATATGCAAATTTTCGACCTAAAAAATGGATTAGCAATAACGAACCTTTTGGGAAAGGTTTGTTATTGCCTAAAATGAATGCGACCTACCCATAATGGGCAAGCCGCATTTTGTCGTGTGAAGGGAACCCGGCAACCGTATTGCTGCCGGGGCGTCATACATGAGCGTTGGTCGAAACCTCAACGCACTCTCATGCTTCTTTACGTGGCAATCTTTTCACATAATTTCTTGTACACCCGTGTTCTTTCAAATCGGTTCAACACTTTGGCGTTTTTCGCTCCGAACACTATATCTCCGTTTGCATGGTGATATATGGTAATGCTTCCTCCCACGGTCTTGTGGGTATATACCTTCATGGAAGGGGTTTTATCATCAGTTTCATAAATTTGCGTATTAGGTGTTTTAATCGTTGTAGAAGAATCTTTCTCCCGGCTTTCTGAACAGTCTATATCCTAAGTATAGGCTGACGAATATTATTATTAGTTCTATCATAATTTTGGGTATAGTTGTGGCTGTCCGAGTGTTACTCGGATAGACAAATTGCTGATAATATTATACTTAGGCTGCTACTCGGGAACTTTATAGTTCAATTATGAACTTCTTTCCTGCCTCCGTCCAGTACATGTGCTGTTTGGTCTTGATATTCCCAAGACTATCAGTGTATGCATGAGGTTTGTGCACAGTAAAGCCTTTGTCCCTATACTTGGAATAGAGATAGTACACTCCGCTTTCCTTGTACTGTATTCCCCATTGGCAAAGGAATTTGTTTAGCTTGATATCGGATATTCCTAAACATGCCGCTATCATGTTGATAGTAAGATAGCCTTTGGAGGAAAGAACTTTGTCGCAGTATTCGACTTTTGGTGCGGATTGGCGTAGCTGTTCTTCTTGCAAGGCGTTCTGTTGTTCAAGACGCTTGTTCTCGGCTTGCAGGTTCTCTACTCGTTTCTGCAAAATCTGTTGGGAGCGCATAAGGATATAATCATCATCCTTTAGCAATGCTTCCCGTCTGTTGAACTCATTAATGAAGCGTTCCTTGAACTCGCCTGCTTTTGCACCAGTATAGCCCATGACAAGGAAACTGAAACCGTCTTTGGTCATTTCGTAAGCTGTCTGTTCCCGATTTCTTGCATCCTTGTAAGTGATGCGCTCAAAATTGAGCCGATTAAAATCTTCTGAACATGAGAGGCTTTCAATATCTCTCAACACATTCTTGTGTTCCTTTCCGAACACCTGTGCAACGATTAAAGAAGTGGTAACATCGTTGCCATTACTGCTTTGAATTACTAATTCTGCCATAACAATTAGTTTGAACAATAAAAAACTGCGCTACGTGTTGTTCAAGCCTAATTGCAAGCTCCGAGAGTGTTTCCACTTCCCGACACGGCGCAGTTATATCTTTAATATTTTAAGATACACTTAATATGTATGGGCACAAAAAATGCCGCTATTTGTGCGGCTTCGTACCGCAATTAGTTTGAACACCGCAAATATACGAACATTTTGTTAATCTGCAAAGGAATTGCGTTATTTAGATGGAGTATAAATTATGAAGATTTCAGTAGAATATATTGTCAGAATGCTTTATTTGAGGTTATTTTGCAAATAAAACTTAAAATTATATTGATTATGAAAAAGATTTTATTTGTAATTATTGTTTTATGGAGTTGTATATCGGTGAACGCCCAAGTTATGAGGGCAGAAGAATTAGAAGAATATGCCAAAGAGAAATATGGAGATAAGTGGACTGAAGCAGCAGCAACATTAGGTTCTCAACTTGCTCTTGACAAGAATAATTCTCTAACCTATACCCAAATAATAGAGTGCGGAGAATCGACTAAAGAGCAGTTGTATGTAACATTAAACTATTGGTTTACTTCTACATTCAATGATGCAAATTCCGTTATAAAATTAAATGATAAAGACACGGGAGTAATAATAGCCGAAGGATACATATCGGATATTGCTGGTCATGCAGGAGGAATGAATGCTTATAATATTAGTATTCGTCCAATTATAAAGGTAGATATAAAAGATAAAAAAATACGCATTACTTACACTGTACAATATTATGATGTAATAAAGTCTTCAGGCGGTGGTATTATGGGAGCAATAGGAGGAACTATACCCACAAATATGAACGAAAAATGGGCTCTTGATAGTTGCTACCCTTTTGTGGAAAAAGACCAGCACAAGGCAAAAAAAACTTCATCAAAAGCGCTTGTTATGACCCATGCTTACTCTAATGTTATAATGGACAAAATTGAAGAAGCTGTAAAAAATGGAATTGTCGGAAATGAAAACGATAATTGGTAAATTGAAATAACATAGTTGTTTTTGCCCCGTTCCAATTAAGGTTCGGGGCTTTTTTTATACAAAGAAAAAAGATGGAAATATTTGCGTAAAAAAGCCGCCAATACTCATGGCGGCTTAGTTAGTGTAATCAGGTTTTTAAACCCAGTGTAATCACGCTTATTGCGCATTTATCTGTTAATGCTCATGGATAAACCCATGAATTTTTATGTTAATTGTTTACTTGGCATTCTGTGCCTCTTTCTTGTCTTGATGGTTAAAATAGATAAGCCCTACAATAGCGACTATCGATACAAAAACTGAAACTGCAATTGCTCCCATATTATTCTCCTTCCTTTTTGTCTCTTACAAGCAAAAGACGTTGACATTATAGGAAAATTAGTTTAGTGCACTGCTTTAGTCTCATTATGGAGCTTTATAGCTCCCCAAATGCCTACGCAAGCAGCAAGAACCCCTACAACAGACAAAAAAATGATGAGTCCCATTCTATTATTTACTGGTTTGGTGTTTTTTATCTTGCACCATGAAGTAAATACCACCTATGTTGGCTATTACGATAACCAAACCAAACATTACCAATGCTCCCATATTATTCTCCTTCCTTTTTGTCTTTTACAAGATATAACCCCCAGCCTAACGTACAAGCTACAGCCAATACGCCGCCCGCATATATTATCCACTTTTGTTCCACCTCTCCGAATATTGAAGTTAGAACCACCGCTGTTGTGATATACTTGGCTATATCCATCAGCCATTTTCCTAATTCCTTTTTCATACTGCAAATATAAACTTTAGTTTCCAAACGGCAAATGAAATGCGGAAACAAAACTTCTACATAGTGTTTTATAACATATGTTGCAAATTTGGCAAATAAAATAGTTTATATATTAAAAGAAGCAATTAATTTTGCAGCACAATTTTTAACTAAAGTATTTATATATGAAAAAGATTCTATTTTTGTTGTTTGCTGCAAGTTTGATTTCTTTTACATCCTTTGCGCAAGAAAAGACTGTAACTGTCAAAGCCGGAACTATGGTGTCTCTAGAGTCTGTTACAAACGTCAGAGCTTCCAAGGTACATGAAGGACAAAGTATAGACTTTAGAGTAACTAAGGATGTGGTCGTTAACAAGGTTACTGTTATTCCAGCAGGAACCATAGCCAAAGGGACGGTTTATGAGGCTAAAAGGTCATCTTGGTGGGGAACCAAAGGGCGCTTAGGGATTAAAGTTCGGAGTATTATTGTTCCCAGTGGGGAAGAATTGTTTTTTGCATCTTCCGAGGTTTATATAACGGGAAAGAATAGAACTCCATTATCTGTGGTGACTGCACTTTTTGTATGGCCCTGCATGTTTATTTGTGGTTCTAAAGCAGAGATGAAGGCAGGTTATGAGTTTGATGCTCCTTTAGCAAGTACGACTACGATTACAGTTGAATAAATTTATAGCTCTCATACTTTTCAGCCCCGTTCCTATGGTTCGGGGCATTTTTGTACAAAGAAAAATCGGAAAATAGTTTGTTTGTGTCGTACATTGCATTATCTTTGTGATACAATATAATACATTGATAATATGGAAGCAGTAGTAAGAAAACAAACCTCGTTCCGTCTGCGTGAGGACTTGTTACAAGTCTTGCAGGAACATGCAAGGAAAGCGAACAGAAGCTTGAACAACTTCGTGGAAAGCACTCTGATGGACGCGGTCTATTCAGAGCCGAATGGAGAAACGGTTGCGGCTATAAAAGAAGCACGCGAGGCAAAGAATAAGGAAACATTTGATAGTGTGGAAAGCTTGATGGAGGAATTGATGAAGTGAAAAAGAAACTGCACCCGACGAGCCAATTCAAAAGGGACTTTAAGCGTATTCGGAAATTTCCCCAAAAGGTGGTGGCTTTTGAAAGAATAGCCAATCTGCTTATCAATGACCTACCAATCCCCAAAGAACATAAGCCTCATTTGTTGAAGGGACAGTATAAAGGTTGTATGGAGTGTCATATTGAGGATGATTTTCTTCTTATATGGATTGATGGGGAAATAATAGACTTGCTTAGAATCGGAAGTCATTCCGAATTGTTCTGAACAGAGCTATGTTAAGAGATGATTTTATGTACTATTAACAAGTAAACAGGATGGATATAGGGAATCTCTTCAAAATTGATTATTGGTGGAAGTTAGTTCTGCTTGGCGGCATCTTATTGTCTGCTTCTTCTATGATGTTTGATATACATTTTATAGAAAGAAGATATGTGTTAGGATTAGGATTGGGAATGTTTCTTATTGGTTTGGGGTTTTGGATGGCTAAAAAGGTTATGCATCAAAAAGATTTTGGAGGGTATTATTATTGGGAAATATTTGAGCATAATTGGGTTACAAAACTAATTATCGGAAGTGGAATTGTCATATCTATATACTTCCTTATAAGAATACTTATAATATTAATGATATAATTATAAGTAAGTTTTCTTCTAAGATTTTAGCCCCAATTTGGGGCATTTTTGTACACTAAAAAAGGCAGTGAACACTAAATTCCACTGCCTTCATATTGCCTCCGAAGAGGGCTTGCGTAAACAAATGCCAAATTTAAAGTTGCACCGCCAACATTTCTCTCCCTGCCCTATGTATGGCTTCCTCTATTCGTGATTTCTGTGATTCGGAAGCAAAGGCTATGCGTTGTTTGTACTGGCGCATCAAAGACGGATTGATACCTGCATACTTCGCGAAAGTAGATACGCTTATAAACTTGAAATTATCAAAGAATGAAGCTATATCATACTTGTAATCAAACTCTATATCCTTCAATGCTTCTGGCACCTCATTGCCTTGCTCTTTAAGCATGGCGACATAATCATCAATACATTCATGTAATGAACGTTTCGCTTCATCAACGCTTTTGCCTTGACCGTTCAAACTGAAACCGTCAAATTCGGGGACATAAACACTGATTGTCTTGTCATCCCACATTTCAACAATGGCAGTAACTTTCATATTTCTTGTTATTTAGAGTTTAGGGTAAACAAATGTGCGGGTCATTTAAGACCCGCATCTTTCATCATGCTGTTCAGAGTGCCGCCTTTTATTTCTTGAGAGCCATGCCTGCCCACACGGAAATACTTCCCGGTTTTAGGGCTGTACCACACATCGTGTTCTTTGCCGTGGCTCACAAAATAGCAGCCTATCTTTGCAGCCTTCTTCAAGAACTCTGTTGTTTTCATGAATCAAAGAGCATTTGTTTACGGTGCAAATATAACATATTTGTTATAAATATGCAAGGATTGGTGCCCCAAAAAATTATTATTCTTGTATTGGAATAGGTATTTTATGTGCTTAAAACAAGAAATAACGAACCTTTTATAAAAGGTTCGTTCTGGAAGTCCTGAAAATTAGGGCTTCTTTTTTTTATCTCCGAAATTTGTGTTCATGGATATAAAGGACGTAAAAGGAGACATAATATATTCAACCTCTGTCAACGGGGGAAGCAAGCGGAAATATACGCTGATGGGCGAAGACTATATGACACTCGTTTTCAGCGTCAATTCTCCCATCACCTTCCATCTGGGTGATTATGTGGAGGATTCACGTTTCGGTCTGTTCGAACTTGTAAGCCTCTACAATCCTATTTACAACACTGCTACTGGCGCATATGACTATGAGCTTCGACTTGACGCATATTACTGGAAATGGAAGAACAAGGTATTCAAGTTTACCCCGGAAGTAGGGGGGCAGGAGGCATCATGGAACTTGACCGCCACTCTTGATGTACATATGGGCATTTTCCTGCGTAATCTTGCCGCTTTGGGATATACATACAAGGGAGAGGCTTTTGAGTTCTCCATAGCCCCTACAGTAGAGAAATCCGCGAAGCTTGTAAGTTACGACAACACTAATATGATAGACGCCCTTTCTGCTATGGCAGAAACCTGGGATTGCGAATGGTGGGTAACTGACAAGACCATCAACTTCGGAAGATGTGAATACGGCACTCCGGTTGACTTTGAGATAGGGGACAATGTGGTGGAGATGACAAGCTCTGAGAGCAAGAGTACATACGCTACCCGTATCTATGCTTTCGGCTCTACCCGTAACATTCCGTCAAACTATCGTCCAGTGGATGAAAGCATCGTGGTTAATGGAGTTGTACAAAAGCGTCTCATGCTTCCCGAAGGAACTCCATACATAGACGCATATCCTGACATGTCCACAGAGGAAGCTGTAGAGCAGGTGGTTGTGTTTGACGATATATATCCTCGTACTGACGGTCATATATCAAAGGTCATCACCTATACAGACACAGTGAATAATGAGGATGGAACTCAGACCACCGAAACTTTCTACCAATTTACCGATACTGGAATAACATTTTCAAAGGACTACATTCTTGAGGGTGAGGAATTGCATATAATCTTCCAGTCCGGCTCTTTGAACGGTATGGATTTCGGTGTGACTTTTAATCCGATGGGAGACCCGGAAAAGAATGAGGACGGTTCATGGAATCCGAAAGCCCAGCTTTGGGAGATTGTCGCTAATGAGGATTATGGTCGCAAATTACCTGATGATGTCTTAAAACCCAAAGAGGGGGATACTTATATATTATATGGGTGGGACAGCTCCAAAATTGCGGATTTGGGGCTTGTGTCGGCCGCGGAACAAGAGCTTAAGGAGAAGGCTGAAGAGTACGTCGCCAAGTCCAGGATAGACCCCAATACATATTCCTGCACAATGATGTCGGACTATATGTATGGGCTGGATGAGGGAGGCAATCAGAACCCGGATTATGCAAAGCATTTTGATGTAGGAGATAAGGTTAATCTAGTCAATTCCGCATTCTTTGAAAGCGGAAACCGTCAGTCCAGAATCATTGGATACGAATGTAATCTTGATAAGCCGTATGACAGCCCGGTATATACGGTAGGCGAAACGGCGTCCTACTCTCGGATAGGGGAGCTGGAAGAGCAAATAGAGAATATTACCTTGAAGGGACAGACATACACCGGTGGAGGTGGAAGTGGCATATATGTTATCGGAACGAATGACACTACATCCCCTACAAACAGAAATGTGTATTCGGCTTTGCGTGTTCTGCAATCATTCCTCAGCAAGACCACCAACGACCGCACCCCCTTCAAGCTGGAAGTCGGCGAC